TACAATTGTTTTAGCTAGTACGTCAGCGTTTCCTGCAACAGGGACAATACAAATAGAAAATGAATTTATTACTTACACAAATAATAATACAGCTACAAATACTTTAACTGGTGGTGCTAGAGGAGCTAACGGAACTACCGCTGCAACTCACAGTGCTGGAGTGACGGTAACTAATATTTCTAATTTTTCAGGTTGGGGAGATCCTGCATCTTCAGACTTTACTATTGATCCAGGATTATGGGTTTTAGATAACTACGGTACAAAACTAATTGCACTTATTTATAATGGTAAATGTTTTGAATGGGACGCCTCAGCAACTAATGCTACCTCTACAAGAGCTACTGTATTAGCTAATGCTCCAACAGCTTCGCGTCATGTGTTAGTATCTACACCTGATAGACACTTGGTGTTTTTTGGAACAGAGACAACCGTAGGCACACCAGCAACACAAGATGATATGTTTATTAGATTTTCTGATCAAGAAAATATTGATACTGCAGATGCCTATGTGACTAAAGCGGAGAATACTTCTGGTGCACAAAGACTTGCAGACGGTTCTAAAATTATGGGAGCTATTAAAGGTAGGGACGCAATTTATGTTTGGACAGATACTGCATTATTCTTGATGAGATTTGTTGGTGCACCTTTTACTTTCTCATTTGAGCAAGTAGGTACCAACTGTGGTTTGTTTGGTAAGAATGCGGCAGTAGAAGTTGACGGATCTTCTTATTGGATGTCGGAAAATGGTTTCTTTACTTACGATGGACAATTAAAATCTATGCCTTGTCTTGTTGAAGACTATGTTTATGATAGTGTTAATGACACATCTCGTGATTTAATTAACTGTGGTTTAAATAATCTTTTTGGTGAGATAAACTGGTTTTATTGTAGTGAAAATTCCGATGTAGTTGATCGAGTAGTGACTTATAATTATTTAGATTCATCAGACAAACTACCTATATGGACTACAGGTAGTTTAGCTAGAACAGCATGGCAAGATTCATCTGTATTTAACAGACCTCACGCAACTTACTATACTCCTTCGGATAACGATTCTTTCGATGTTACTGGCAATACTGATGGTATTACTATATACTATAATCAGGAAACAGGGACCGATCAAATAAATGCAGGGGGGGTTGTGACAGCTATTCAAGCAAACATATTATCGGGTGATTTTGATATTACTCAAAAAAGAAGCAATACAGGTCAAGCTGTGGGAACACCGGACCTTAGAGGAGATGGTGAATACATTATGAGAATTAGTAGATTTATACCAGATTTTATAAGTCAAACCGGTAATACTCAAATTAGTTTTACAACTAGAGCTTACCCTAACAGTACACCTGCTACTACAAATTTTTCAATTGATCCAACTACTACTTTTAAAAGTACAAGAATTAGAGCAAGGTCTATTGCATTAAAAGTTTCTAACACAGGATCTAATGAAGATTGGAAACTAGGAACATTTAGATTAGATATTGCACCAGGAGGAATGAGATAATGGCTACTGATCAAGAGATACGAGACGCAGGTTTTAAATATATTCCTCAACAACAATATTTACAAAATCCTTTTGAGTTACCTACTACACCAGAAGAAGAACCAGTAATTAATCAAGGTATTGTAAATACAAATGCTTTTAATTATGGTCGTGGAAACGATTTTAGTGTTTACAACCCTGACCCTAACTCAATTGTAAATAAAATTTATCGACCTAACTATGATTATAGACAAGACCGTGAAATAAATTCTAAAACATTTAATCCACAACCATATGGCACTGGTGTGCAAAGAGCTCAATCTCAATATAACTTAGCTCGTAATAATATTACTGCTTCGGGACCTATGACCCCTGAAAGACAAGCAGAAGTATTACGTACTAGAAATAATATAATACAAGATAATAGACAGAATTACGGGGCTGAGGGACAATTCGTTGACCAATACGATCCTAGATACTCTTCAGTAACAGAAGCACAAAAATTTATGGATAACTTTCCAGAATATTACACCAAACCCGAACCCACAGGCGCACAAAAATTTTTACAATTTGCAGGTAGTTTTGTTCCGGGAGCAGGGGCTGCAGGACTTATAAGTCCATATCTTCCGGTTAACAGAAGAAGGATAATGGAAAATGAATTAGGTGGTAAAGGCATAATGGTTAATAACATTGGACAGATTGTTCAAGGACAAGGTGCTTATGATACAGCAGCTAATGTTATGGCGGGTTACAACCCTGTTAAAATGACTGCAGAAACTTTTGATAAACGACTAGCTAAGATAGCAAAAACAATGGGTAAAAAAGGTTACGAAGGTGATTTACAAAAACGATATGATGCTATTGTAGAAGCTAGACAAAATTTTTTAGATGCACAAGATGAGTCAGATGATATTTACAAATTTGAAAAAGAAAGGAAGAAGAAAAAAAGAGACAATAGTATTATAGGCAGGTTTTTTAAACAAAAAAAACAACAAAAAGAAGATGATAGAATAGCAAAAGAAAAAGCCGATGCTGCGACTGCTGCTGCACAAAATGCTACGTACTACACCCCTACCGGAACTAGTGGTGGCGGAGCTGGACAAGGTATAGATATAAGTGGTGCAGGTACTGTACGTAGTAGCGATAATAATTTTCAAGGAGACTCGGGACCAACTAATCAACAAGAATCTACTTATGGTTATTCAACTGATTTTGGTTTTGCTAGAGGTGGTAGAGCAGGATACTTCTTTGGTGGTAGGGTAAATTTTAAACACGGAGGACTAGCAAGTATTTTATAATGGCAAAAATTGTACAATCATTAACTAGAGCTGAACCAGATTACAGTCAAGCTAACTTACAGTCATTGGTCAGAGACCTTGATGGTATTATAACAAAATTAAATTCTTCTTTTCAAGAAGAGGTAAAACAGGAGATAGAAGCTAAAAGTTTCTTTTTAGAATAATGGCAATCGTAAACCAATACAAATTTGTAGGTAAAGATAACGACACTACAGGAAATGCATTAACTGTTTTTGCAACAAACAAACCAGGGGTTAATGAAACTATAATTATTAAGTCAATAATAATTACATCCGCTGGTACACCTAGTGTAACTGTTACAAACAACAGTATTACGGCTATTAAAACAGCAGCTCTAACAGCCAATGTTTCAGTAGAATTATTAACCCAACCGCTAATCGTAGAAGGCGGGTCTGCTTTTACTATACAATCAAGCACCACTGATTCATTTGATTTTGCAGTCAGTTTTTTAAACATACTAAAGGAGAAAATAGATTAATGGAAATAAAACAAGCAAAAGTAGAGACAACTTATAGACACCTTAAAACTGGTGAGCTTTTTAAAGAAAAAAAAGACTGGGAAGCAAAGGGTTATAAGCCAGAAGAGATGGCACAAGACGTAAATGTTATCATGCCTCCTCTTGATTTATTTAGTAAAACCAAGTAAACATAGGAATTAAGGTAAATTTATGGCAATATCTAGAATGCAACAACCCCAACAAATACAATCAGGAATAGGTTCCTTACAGGACCCTAGACAAGGTTATTTTCTAGGTAAACTTGTAAAGAAAGCTGGTCGTGCTGTAAAGAAAGTTTTTAAAAGTCCATTAGGTAAAGCTGCTTTAATAGGTGGTTTAGGTATGATCCCTTTTGGTGCAGCTGGAGCAAAAGCTAGTTTGTTTAGTAGACTAGGTGGAGCTCTAGGCACAGGTGGTAAGCTTAGTACACTTGGAGATATTTTTAGAGTAGGCGGAGAAGCTGGTGCAAAAATGAGTATTCCTAGAATGTTAGCCGGTGGCCTAGGTGCTACAGCTTTAGCAGCTCCATTCTTAATGGGTGGTGATGATGAGGAAGAAGAACCGGTAGAACAAATGGATCCGAGATACCAGGTCCAACGTGCAAGAAATTATTACAGCGGTGCAGGTGATGCAGGTGCTGGTTTAGATTTTATGCCACAGAAAAAATATGTAATGCAAAATTTTTACGCAGCTGATGGTGGCCGAGCAGGTTATGCTAACGGCATGTTAGTAGATGAAGAGGATGAAGAAGAATACATTAGATCAGGAGCAGGTCAAAGAAGAAGAATGCCTCAAGCATTTTTAAACATGGGTGGCAATGCCGGTCAAGCACAAGCTGAACAAATGTTGATGATGGAATATGTCAAGTATAAAAACAAAGGTGGCGACTTATCTTTTGAACAATTTGTACAAGCAGTAATGCAGTCACAACAACCAGAAGGCGCAGGCATGGAACAACCGCAACCAGTTATGATGGCGGCAGATGGTGGACCAGTGCCAGATTCTACAGTTTCAGGATATACAACACCAGCAGGTTATAACAAATTTGATTATAGATCAGGTGGAGTACCGGTAAGAGTAGGAGCACAAGAAGGTGGAATCATGGAAGCCGAAGCATCAGAAATGATTGACATGGGTGGCATGGAAAAAGATTTTAGAAACGAAGGTGGTTTTGTAGCAATGGGCGGCAAAGAAAGAGCTGATGATGTCCCTGCTAGACTATCTAAAAATGAGTTTGTATTTACAGCAGATGCTGTTAGAAATGCAGGAGGCGGCGATATAGATAAAGGCGCTGAAGTTATGGAAAATTTAATGAGTAACTTAGAACAAGGTGGTGAGATTTCTGAGGATTCACAAGGATTAGAAGGTGCACAAGCAATGTACGACCAACAACAAATGTTACAATCAAGGATGATATAATGGCAATAACAGATTTTTTAGAACCGGCAGTAAAAGATTACGCAGAACAGGCAAAAGCCACTTACTCTGCACCAATAGATACAAGTACATTTACTGGTCGTGATTTTGTAGCAACAGAAGATCCTTTACAAACACAAGCAATTAACCTTGCACAACAAGGTGTGGGTTCTTATACACCTTATTTAAATATGGCTCAACTTGCACAGGGACAAGGGGCTACGGCTCTGGGACAAGCGGCCGATACTATTGGTGGTATAGGTGCAAACATTGGTCAAGCAGGAACAACTCTAGGTGGAGTTGGCACAAACATTGGTCAAGCAGATACTTCTCTTGCAAATGCTCAAGCAGCATATGGTGGACTAGGTGCTTTTCAAGCAGCTGGACAAGCGGCTGCTGGATCCGCAGGTAATATTGCCACTAATGCAAGGGGTATGACAGGACCACAAGCTTACCAGCCTTTTATGTCCCCGTATCAACAACAAGTAATTGATGCAACACTTTCAGAATTTGACAAATCAAGACTAGGTGGACAACAACAAATTAGAGATGCAGCAGTTGCTTCAGGAAATTTTGGTGGTGGTAGAGAAGGTGCTATGATGGGTCAATACAATGCGGACTCACTTGCAGACAGAGAAGCTTTACGAGCTTCAATGTTAAACCAAGGATTTAATCAAGCAAATCAATTTGCACAACAAAATTTTGCTAATCAAGGTGACTTGTTTGGTATGCAACAAGGTCTAGGTGGCATGCAATCAAACTTATTTAATCAACAAGCTCAAATGGGTGGTGCTCAACAAGCTTTAGCTCAGTCTCAATTAGGACAAGGTGCTGCAAGACAATCTCTTGCTCAGTCTCAATTAGGACAAGGTAATGCTTTAGCTAATTTAGCTGCTACTCAACAAGGATTAGCTGGTGCATACGGAAATCAAATGAACCAACAATTTGGTCTATCAGATTTTAATAGAACTGGTATGGGTCAAGACGTTTCTGCACTAGGTTCTCTTGGAGGTTTACGTCAAGGTCAAGAACAAGCT